CCAGCCGAAGACACAGCGTTGACGTAAGTCAACACTAGGCTGGGGGTAGTAGCGTCATAGACAAAAATAATGTCACCCACTTTTAACAGCGTTGCAATGCTGTCAAAGTAGCTTACAGTATTAACTGTAGCTTGGGTGTCTGTTGTTTTATATAAATACATCGATGGTGCATTACCAGACTTCGATGCACAAACAGTTACTAAACCAGTATTAGAATATGCCATATCATTCTCTCCTTAGATTAAGATTCGCGAGCGGTGATTTTGACAATACCCTCATCATCGATGTTAATTGCACCGGCTGAGAAAATGCTGTTCACGAGGAACGAGGTCTTCTCAGGGATGTAGTTAACTTCGGTGCGTGGAGCAATAGCTTCTGCATAGCCGATGGCATCTTTGTGGAAAGCAAAGCAAGTGCGGTCTAAAGACGCATCAACTGCTAGGCCACCCTCAGAGCGGTCACCAAGGATATGGAAAGTAAAGCCCAAGAACGTATTGATTTCACCAGCAACAAGTGCTTTAACAGTATTGAAGTCAGAGCTAGTTACAGCTGTCTCAGACAACAACGATGCTAAACCATTTGCGTGGAGGATAATGTGACGGCCCTCTGGAGGTACGTTATTTTTATCCAATAACTTTTTAGCTTCACGCAACTTGGCTACGTTCATGTTGGTATCGCTACCACCGATATCGTTAGAAACAGTCAAGCTGGTGCTAGATGCTGTCAAAGCATCAAGAATCAACTGGTCTTGTCTACGTCCAATAGCGTGGCCTAGAACTTGTACAAGCTCTTGGCGCTCATCAAAGTTAACTTTAGCCTGGCTGAAAATGTCGCTGTACTCAGCGGCATTAAAGTCAGATAGGGTGCAAGTTACACTTGAAAATGCTACGTTTAATGGAGTTACGTCAGATTGTGCAATGCGTGGGGTAGCCACACCTTTGCCAACCTTTGGAAACTTAACAGTAGAGCCTTCAACTCCTCTACGCTGACGAACAGCACCTACCAGCATTGCTTTGCCCTGGAAAGCCTGTTTTACCTCAGCATCAAAGAGGGTAACAAAGGCATTAGATAATGAAATGCTCATGTGTTTCTCCTAAATAGGTAAAAAATAAATTGGGTTTTTGCTTTGGTGTGCCTGTTGCCAGGGCCTACGCTTGCTACTTGCGGTAGCCAATCGTCAGATTAATCTGCATCAAGGGCCAACTAAATGGTATGCCTTAATGAGTTTCTAGCAGAAATGTAGGAAAAATACAACATCTAGTGAAATATTTTTTACATCTACTAAATGTGGATAAAAAAACCCCGGCAAACTGCACCGGGGCAAGGGTCACTCTCGTGAGGAGATTCTTTATATTAGCCGAAATTTTGAGCAAACATCTTCTCAACCTTGGCGCGGTAGGATGGATCTGTCTTGTACTTAGGATCACCAACCATTTGGTACAACTCGTCTTTGGAGGGAGCGCCCTCAATGGGTACAGACTCAACTGGGATGCGAGAGCCTTCATAGGTCTCACGCAGTTTCATCAAAGCCTTTAAGCCTTTGGCAGTACCGCCCATATACTTAAACTCTTCAAAGTCATCCTTGCCCCATACCCCCTTGTTTACAAGGCCCCTGGCCCAATCTGTCATTCCCTTAATAATGACATCTGCATTAGGCCCAAGGGATGCTTTCTCTTCAGCAAGGGATCTGGTAACAGACTCTACTTTCTCTGCTCCCATACCAACAACTGTGCCAACGAGACTATCTAAGGCCATCTGCGATATCCCATTTTCTTTTGCCCAACCCATCACATGGGATCGAACTGGGTCATTCTCTGGGATTGATCCAAAGGCAGACACGTCATACTTTCCATCAGCTGGCGCTTTGTGTTTGCCTTGCGATATCTGTTTCCTAAGATCCATCCAAGACTTGGCTATACCTTCTAGATCGGGGGCTGAATCGTCTTTCTTCCAAAAGTTCTCAGGCCACCAATCTGGTCTGTCTAGAGGGGTGTCATCCTCTGGCTCTGATAGATGGGATATCTGTGTTGATTCTGGGTTTTGCTGCTCGGTACCTTGGCTGTCCTCAGTTGTTACTGAGTCCAGTAGGCCACCATCCTCTGTGGGCTGGACTGCTTCGGTATTTTCCATGTTTACATTTTCCTTGCTTTTAAGATCCTTGCTTCAAGATCCCGCACCACAGAGTTCTGTCCTTCTCGATAGAACGCATAGCTTGGGTCAGAGCCAGGCAAGGCAACTGGCTGCTCTAACAAAGCTGACCTAAGCCACTTCATTAGTTTTGCTCCATCCTCTGAGCCAAGAACTCGGAGGCATAATTTATTTAAATCCTCAGCTGCTTGTTGAGAATCTCTAACGTCTGTGGCTACGTTTTCTAACCCTTCCCAGCCGTCATTCATCAGCAGTCCTCTGCACCAGCATAGTCACTATAAGTCTTTAGAACCTCGTAGATTGCTGGGATTAAATCACCCTTGAGGTCTTCCATACCGATGTAGTGTGCGTTTTCTTTGACTGTAGCCATATTGCTGTGCCTTGCCGACTCATCGTAATGAATAGCGACTTGGACTTGGATTTGGTCTTTAGTGCCATAAAAGTTAGTGATTCTAGCGTAGGCTTGTGGGGCTGGTACGCCAAATTGGGTTTGAACTGCAAGTTTTAGTGCCATAATGTTGCTCCTTTGTTAAAAATTAATATGTCATTTCGGTTGTGCGGATTTGTGCTACTGTTCTAATTGTCGTACTAGCCTGTCCTGTAAAGGTTACGGCTAGTCCACCATTAGTCGTGTCTGCTGTTACTGCGATAGTCCAAGTAGAAGCCCCAGCATCAGCAAAGCTAGATGTTACTGTAGGAGTGCCTACCAAGGCTGTAGATGCAGCGTTAGCCCCACGCTTAATTACACCCTCGATAGTCCAGCCTTTAGTGTTACCACCGCCAGTTACTCCTGATACCACTTCTCCAGTAAAGAAGTAAGCAGAGTTGTTAGGTAGTATTACTTGGTTTGTTGTTCCTGCGGCTGCTGTGGTTGAGCGTAATGCTGTGGCTGTTGCATCTGTAGTTTGAACAGCCAATACAAGTAATGCGGCTTGAGAAATACCAACAATGGATGCTATTGGAACAGCACACGCTGGAAATACATGATTTCCTTCAATACCTCTTGTTGTTCCGTATTGACCGCCCATAATAGCAGAACTTGCCCCACTAGCCGTATTTGCTAATCCACCACCCACAAATGCTCTTACATTTGACGCAATATGTGCTTGACCACCAACAATTGCGGCAATATCTCCACTACAATTATTACTTAATCCAGCACCAATAAAATTGGCATTTCCACTTGCTGCGTTTGGAAATGTTGATGGCGAAAGTACAGCGTAAAGACCACCACCACAAATTACAGAGCCATTTCCACTAGCAGTATTGTTTCTACCACCACCAACAAAAGACCAATCACCACTAGCTACATTCCTATTACTTGCTGTTCCTGCATCTCCACCGCCTCCAATAAAGCTATATGCGCCAGTTGCCTGATTATTACCGCCACCGACTACGATGCCGTGGGGTGTGAAGAAGGAAAGAGTTGGAGTGCCTGTAGCTACAGCGTTTTGAGAAAGGGTAAGGCTTGTTCCTGATATGGCAGCTACATAGGTATTTGGAAAAGTAATACCTGTTCCAGTAATTAGCTGACCAACTTTAATGTTAGCGTTTGAACCTGACAAAGTAACTGCTGTTGAACCACTTGTAAATGATGTCGTTGCTTGTGAAGTAACAACAGAACTTGATGTCGTTGAATTTGTAAATCCATTCCCAACAAAACCAAAATATCCACTAGCTGTATTAGTTTGCCCATTAACAACAGTACTATAAGTTATGTTAGCAGTATTATCAAATCCTGCGCCAATAAAACTTGTACCGCCTGATGCAATATTTCTTGCTCCATTAACAACTGCGGCTTGCGCATTACTAGCTGTATTTTGGAATCCACCACCTACAAAAGAATCTTCCCCGCTTGCTGTGTTTCTTCTACCCGCCCCAATAAACGCTTGTGAACCACTAGCTACTCTTGCAGCAGTATCTCGAACCATTTGAAAATCAACAGCATTAACACCCCTAGCATTACCCCCGACTGTTGTAGAATCTGCTACTTGCGCCTGTAATGCTCCTGTGCCTTTAGGCTGTAAAACAATAGGAATGTCGGATGCAGTACCAACTACAGTAATTTGATTGTTTAGGTTATCGTATTGAATAGTCATTAGAATGTTACCTCAGTTGTTTCTACCTTAGCGACCCATCGTATCGTA